GTCCGGGCGCTGCAGCAGGTTCAGGACCATGCCGCGCCACCACGGCCACGGCTCTTTCAGGCAGCGGTGCCACACCTCGCCGAACACCGCGTGCACGTCCATCACGACCGTCTCCCAGTCGTCGAGCAGCGCCGCCCACGGCACGGACACGCCGCGGCCCGCCGCCTCCTGCGCGAACGAGTCCGGGGTGCGGTAGTCGGCGTAGATGCCGTACTCGTCCGGCTCACCTATGCCGTACGGCGCCCATTCCTCCCACGTCCGCGGCGTTTTCCCGGACCGGCCTGCTTGCCCTGCCTCTGGTCCTGGTCAGCGGCCATGATCTGGTCGGCGACGCGCTCACCGAACACCCAGTAGTAGGTCGCGTACATGCACACCGTCTCGATGTCCGTCCAGGACCAGCCCTGCTCGACCATCCAGTCGTATCGGTCGCCGACGGCGAGGCGCTTCACGTCCTCCTCGGACATGCCCTCCGTCGTGGACTGGAACATCTCGACGGTCGCGTCGGAGACTTTGCCCTGACCGATCGCGGAGCCGAGCGTCACGATCGACGCGAGCGCGGCGCCGTCCTTCACGGACGGGGGGTAGATAGTGACCTTCCGGCCCGGCCTCAGAGCGATGTCCAAGGCCGGGGCCGCGAAGGCGGAGAGATCCTTCACCATGGGTTGCTGACTCCTTCTCAGGCGCCGGTCTCGTCGTCGGGCTCGGTCGCCTCAGCGCCGACCCACGAGGAGAACGGGTTGTTGATGCGGGTGCGCGGGCCGAGGCCGGTGACCGCCACCGTCCACTGGCCGACGCCGTCGTTGCCGGTCTGGCCGCGGCTGATCTGCACGGTGCCCTTGCCCTGGTAGGCGTCGTCCGGGTTCGGCTCGCCCGCGCGGGGCTTGTCGTACCAGCGGAAGTCGCCGATGGCGAGGTTCCCGACCGCGTTCGGGTCGGCGAGGTCCATCAGGCGCTCCACCTCGGGGAGGTACAGGCCCGTGGCGGGGTGCCGCTGGACCTGGACCTGGAAGTTCAGCGCCCACGACTCGCCGATCTTCGGCGCGTTCGGGGAGCCCTTGTCGTCGTAGGTCGCGGCCTCCGTGGTGATCGGCGGGGCGGTCGGGTCGACGCCAGTCACGCGCCGGAACGGCTGCCACTTCTCCTCCTCCTCCGCCGCAGCGGGGAGCAGGATGTCGACGCCGTACTCGTAGGAGTACCCGAAGTTGGTCTGCGGCAGAGCCGGATCGTAGGGGGGCAGAGGGGTCTGGGTCATGATGCGGAACCTCCGGTGTTCAGAGTGATTTCGTAGTTGTCGGTGCGCTCGTCGCGCTTGTTGCCGTCCATCCCGAGCGACGCGATGGACTCCCGGCTGATGCGGGAGACGTGGCCGTCGTGATGGCGCATGTGGAGCAGGCGGAACACCTGATCTGCGATGCGGTCCGGGCCGAACGGGTCGTTCGGGGCGCCGCGGAACCGGAACTGTGCCCGGCGCGTGTGCGTCAGCAGCGAGTCCGTGGCGAGGTAGACCGTGACGCCGATCGCGACGTCCGGGGTGGCCGGGACGCGCTTCGCTGCGATGAGCGGAGCGCCCGGCGTGGGCGTGGTGGCGCCGATGCCCGCGTCGGCGAGCAGCTCGGCGAGGTGGCGCGACAGGGCCTCATCCGAGAGCACGTCGCACCTCCGCCGCCACGACCTGAGACACGATGCCCTGGTCCTCCACGACGTGGGATTCGAGGTACTTCGCCTTGCCGCGCTTGGGGTGCTGGTAGCCGAGTTCCTCGTGCTGTCGCACCGCGTACGGGGTGTCGAAGTACACCGACGCGGCCTCGTCGTCGACGTCGATCGCGCCCGAGTCCGACAGCGGCCCGTCCTGCAGGGGCACGTCCGGGATGGTGCGGGCCAGGAGCAGCGCCGCACCCTTCCCGAGCGCCTGACGCTTCGCGCCCTGCACCCGTGCCGCGATTTCCGGGCCGCGCCACGTCATGCCGAAGCTGTTCATGACCGTCCTCCTCTCACGACAGGGTCGCGATCTGCTGTGGAGGGACCCGATCGGTCTGGGCGCCGTACTCGACGCTCTTGACCGTCTCGACCCGCTCGCGCGGCTCGTCCTTCCACAGCGTCACCCGGTCCCCGGCCTTGAAGATGTAGTCCTCCGGGCCAGCGTTCCCACCGACCCGCGCCGAGGACACGACCTCGATCGCGCCCGACGCGACGACCTCCCGCAGATCCCGGTCGACGACCTGCACGGCCTCGACCTTCTGCATCGGCCCGAACCGCTCCGGCGCCCCGAAGTCGGCGGGCAGCACCGGCTCCACGTGCACCGTGTGCGGCGTCAGCCGCGACGGGATCCGCTTCACCGGGACCACCCGCCAGCCGACGGGGCGTTGAACAGCAGGTTGTGGGCCGACAGGATCGTGAACGCCTCCGGCGCCACGCGCGTCTCCATCACCTCTCCGACGCTGCGCGAGCCCGAGCCCGGCAGGGTCAGCGACATGAACGACGTGCCCCCGGCGAGGGAGTCACCGCCCGTCTTGGGCAGGTCACCGCTCCACTGCGCCTGGGCGCACGCCGCCGCGTCGAACACGTCCCGCAGGTCACCGGTCGGGTAGCCGTCGGCGTCCGTGTCGTAGATCGCGCCCTTCGTGAGGTGGTCGATCATCGCGGACGCCGACTCG